ATGCCTTATCCTGCTTCAGGATTTTCTGCTGGATGTGGAACAGCTGGACAAGGAAATGATGGTGGTGTTAGTAGTGGTGGTGAATCATCTGGTCCATTTGGTTTATCTGGATCTGGAGGTGGTGGTGCATCAGCAGTAGGCGATAATAAAACTGGAAGCACAGGCGGTGGTGGTGGAGCTGGTGTTTCTACAAATATTTCAGGATCTTGCACAAGTTATGGCGGAGGCGGTGGTGGCGGATCTGGTGGTAATAAAGGAAGTGGAGGAACTAATCCAGGTGCTCCTTTTGGAGGAGGAAACGGAGGTTCTGCGACTCCAGCTTCAGGATCTGCAGATACAGCAGGAACTGCTAATACCGGTGGTGGAGGTGGCGGAGCAGGCGGTGGTACTGGAAGCACAGGGCCTAACGATGGATCTGCTGGTGGTTCAGGTGTTGTAGTAGTAAAAGAATTAAGTAAAGCAAGTGGTGTGTGGTCACTACAAAGTCAATTTCAAGCAAAAAAATGTGGAACATGGCCAGAGTTTGGTTATAGTTTAGATTATTTAGTAATAGCTGGCGGTGGTGGCGGCGGTGGAACAATTGCTGCTGGTGGTGGAGCTGGTGGTTATAGAGAATCTTCAGGTGGTTCTACCGGTGGTTATACTGCTTCTCCTTTAGGTGCAGGAAGTGCATTTGTAACAGCAGGATGTTATGCAATTACCGTAGGTGCTGGTGGAGCTGGCGGTCAAGAACCAGGTAATGGTGGTGCTACTGGTACTAATTCAAGTGCTCTTTGTATAACCTCAGCTGGTGGTGGTGGCGGTGGATCTGGTAATCCAGGAAGTGGTGGCGCAGGAGGATCGGGTGGTGGTCAAGGATATTGTACAAGTAGTTGCACAACTGCTGGAGCAGGTAATACTCCTCCAACAAGTCCCCCTCAAGGAAATCCTGGTGGTACAGGAAGTTTACCAACTCCAGGAAGATCTGGTGGTGGAGGTGGTGGTGCCACAGAAGCTGGATTTAATAGACCAGGCCCAGGTGTAGGTGGAGCTGGAGCTACTTCAAATATTACAAACACACCAACTCAAAGAGCTGGTGGTGGAGGTGCTTCTGGAAATGTTTATGGAGGCGCATCTGCAGCGGCAGGTGGTGCTGGTGGTGGTGGAGCTGGAGCTCCTGGAACTGGATGTGCAACGTCCGGAACTGTAAATACTGGTGGTGGCGGTGGTGGTAATGGTCACAAATCTAGTGCTTTTGGTGGATCTGGTGGTAGCGGACTTGTAGTAATAAGAGGACCAAGTACAATGAGTTTTGCGGTAGCCCCTGGCACAAATACATTAACAACTTTACCAGGTCCTGCAGGATCATACAAAGTAGCGACGTTTACTGTATCTGGAACGTTGACAATCTCATAGACAGTGTTATATTAAGTTCATAAAGACATATGAACTTAACAAATTATTATTGGTATTTTAAATCTGTAGTTCCTACAAGAATATGTGATGACATTGTTCGTTATGGAAAACAATTGCAAGATCAAATGGCAGTTACCGGTGGATACGGTGGTAAAAAATTAAATCAATCTCAAATTAAAGATTTAAAAAAGAAAAGAAATTCAAACGTGGTTTGGATGAATGATCGTTGGATATATAAAGAAATTCAACCTTACGTTCATCAAGCAAATCAAAGTGCAGGTTGGAATTTTGATTGGGATTTTTCAGAATCATGTCAGTTTACTAAATACAATAAAGGTCAATATTATGATTGGCATTGTGATGGTTGGGACCAACCCTATCATGCACCTAATCAACCTAGTCATGGTAAAGTAAGAAAACTATCTGTAACAGTAACTTTATCTGATCCTAAAGAATATACAGGTGGTGAATTAGAATTTGATTTTAGAAATCTAGATCCAAATAAAAAACCTAATATTCGTAAATGTAAAGAAATATTACCTAAAGGTTCTTTAGTAGTATTTCCTTCATTTGTGTGGCACAGAGTATGTCCAGTTAAAAAAGGGTCAAGACATAGTTTAGTAATATGGAATTTAGGATGGCCTTTTAAATGAAAATAATAGATAATTTTTTATTAGAGAATTATTTTAAAGAATTACAAACCTTAGTTTATTCTGATAATTTTCCTTGGTTTTATCAACAAAAAATTACAACATTTGACAAAGATAATAACTTTATGTTTACTCATATTTTATATAACAATGATAAATCTAATAGTGATTTTTTTCCTAAGTTTGAATTAATAAAATATTTTATTAAACAACACAGTAATTTTAGTAAATTTTTAAGAATAAAATTAAATCTATATACAAACCAAGGTAAAAAAATAAAACACAGCAAACATCATGATTGGACCGATACAAACAATAAACCAGACAAAGATGTAAAAATTTGTATATTAAATTTTACAACTTGTAATGGTGTTACCGTCATTAAAAAACAACCAGTGCAATCTAAAGAAAATCAAATGATATTCTTTAATAATACCAATGAACACTATGGTGTTACCCAGGACAATAAAGACACAAGAATAGTATTAAATATAGTTTATAAAAATTAATGAAAAAAAAATTAAAAAAAAATAAAAACGTTACATCGTATCCTAATCAATTATATAAAGAAGAATATTTTAAATGTCCTATCTGGTTTGCTGATGAACCAGCTTTTGTTGATACTTTAAATAAAGCATCAGATAAATATATTGCAGAATCTAAAAAAAATTCAAAAGAAGATATTGATAAACGTAATAAAAAATTTGGAGACAGAGGAGACATGGGTCACGTATTTCATTCTACGTCTTTAATTGGAGACCCTGCTTTTTTAGATCTTCAAAATTATGTAGGTGCAACATCGCATAATTTACTTCAAGAAATGGGTTTTGATTTAACAAACTATCAACTATTTACTACAGAGATGTGGGTGCAAGAGTTTGGTAAAAAAGGTGGAGGTCATCATACATTACATACACATTGGAATGGCCACATTTCTGGTTTTTATTTTTTAAAAGCTAGTGAAAAAACATCTTTACCAATATTTGAAGACCCAAGACCAGGCAACGTAATGAATCTTTTACCCCAAAAAGATCCATCTAAAGTTACTCATGCAAGTCATCAAATAAACTATCAAGTAAAACCTGGAAGAATGATATTTTTTCCATCTTACATGCCGCATCAATATGTGGTAGATATGGGGTATGAACCATTTAGGTTTATTCATTGGAACTGTCAAGCTATACCGAAAGGAGTATTAAATGTCGTTTAAAAAAAATAAATATACAGTATTAAAAGGAACTATAAGTAGAGAGATAGCAGATTTTTGTTATGCCTATTTTTTAAATAAAAGAAATGTAGCAACATTTTTATTTGATAATAAATTTATTTCTCCCTTTACAGAATATTTTGGTAGGTGGAATGACGAACAAGTTCCTAATACTTATTCACATTATAGTGACATAGTAATGGAAACCTTACTACAAAAAGTAAAACCTATTATGGAAAAACATACTGGAATTAAATTATCTGAGACTTATTCTTATGCAAGAATTTATAAAAAAGGAGATGTTTTAGCTAGACATAAAGATAGATATTCTTGTGAAATTTCTACTACATTAAATCTAGGTGGTGATCCTTGGCCAATATATTTAGACCCTACAGGTAAACAAGGACAAGCTGGAATTAAAGTAGATTTAGATCCAGGAGATATGTTGATATATTCTGGATGTGATCTTGAACATTGGAGAGAAGAATTTACAGGTAAAGATTGTGGACAAGTATTTTTACATTACAATAAAGCAGGATCAAAAATGGCTAAAGAAAATGAATTTGACAAACGTCCGTTTATAGGGCTTCCTGCCTTTTATAAAAGCTTTACATTACATAAAAAATAGTTTATAACATAAGCTTGCAGGGGGATGATCCACCACAGATTCCCTCTGCTTTAATCTATTGAAATCCCCGTTAATCTGCTATAACACCTAATAAACAGGTTTATATATGTTACAAAAATTAGGCTTTCTACCAGGATTTAATAAACAAGTTACAGAAACCGGAGCTGAAGGGCAATGGTTTGATGGTGATAATGTAAGATTTAGATATGGTAGTCCAGAAAAAATAGGTGGTTGGCAACAATTAGGATCATCTAAACTTACTGGTGCGTGTAGAGCTGTGCATCATTGGGACGATAATGCTGGTATTAAATATGCAGCAATAGGAACAAATAGAATTTTATACGTATACTCTGGAGATGTTTATTATGATATTCATCCCATTAGAACTACATTAACTGGAGCTAATTTTACTAGTACTAATAGTTCAAAAACAGTTACAGTTACATGCAGCGGGGCTCACGGATTAGTAGCAAACGATATAGTTATGTTTGATAGTGTGTCTAGTATACCGGGATCATCAGCTTATAGTGATGCTACATTTGAAGATGAAAAATTTATGGTAACTTCAATACCAACTACTACAACTTTTACAATTACAATGGATTCAGCTGAGGGCAGTAGCCCTATGACCAATGCTGGATCAGCATCAGTTCTTTGTTATTATAACGTGGGACCAGCTTTACAATTAGGAGGTTATGGTTGGGGAACAGCGTTATGGGGTGGTCTTGCTTTAGGTGCTTCTACAAATACTTTGGCTTCTACTATTAATGACACTGTAACAGATATTCCTTTAACTAACACTGCAGCTTTTCCTGCATCTGGAGAAATAAGAATTGGATCAGAAGATATAAGTTATACCAATAATAATACTACAACTAATATTTTAAGTGGTGGTGCTAGAGAAGTTAATGGTACAACTAAAGCAGGCCATAGTGCAGGAGCTACTGTAACTAATATATCAGGATATGTTGCATGGGGTGACCCATCTTCTGCTGACTTTACAATTGATCCAGGAATGTGGATATTAGATAACTATGGAACAAAATTAATTGCACTTATTTATAATGGTAGATGTTTTGAATGGGACGCAGCTGCTGGTAACGCTGTTAACACGAGAGCTACATTATTAGCTAATGCACCTACTGCATCACGTCATGTATTAGTATCTACACCAGATAGACACTTAGTATTTTTTGGAACAGAAACAACTGTTGGAAGTAGTAATACTAGAGACGACATGTTTATAAGATTTTCTGATCAAGAAAGTATTGATCAAACTGATTCATATACTGTTAAAGCAAACAACACGGCAGGCACACAAAGGCTTGCTGATGGTTCTAAAATTATGGGAGCTATTAAAGGTAGAGATGCAATTTACGTTTGGACAGATACTGCATTGTTTCTTATGAAATTTGTTGGTCAGCCTTTTACTTTCTCATTTGAGCAAGTAGGAACTAACTGTGGATTGTTAGGAAAAAATGCTTGTATTGAAGTTGATGGTACAGCTTACTGGATGTCTGAAAATGGATTTTTTGCATACGATGGTCAATTAAAATCATTGCCTTGTTTAGTAGAAGATGCAGTTTATGATGACCTTAACTCAACTGCAAGAGACCTAGTTAATGCAGGTTTAAATAATTTATTTGGTGAAATAAGCTGGTTTTATTGCACATCAGCATCAGATGTAGTGAATAGAGTTGTTACATATAACTATTTAGATTCTACAACTAAACGTCCTATTTGGACAACAGGCACTTTAGCAAGAACAGCTTGGGTTGATTCTTCAGTATTTGCTAGACCTCACGCAACGTATTATAGCGAAAGTGATGATGCATCTTTCGATGTTACTGGTAATACGGACGGAAGTACTATATACTATCAACACGAAACAGGGACCGATCAAATTACTGCAGGTGGAACAGTTACAGCGGTGTTAGGATCTATTACTTCAGGTGATTTTGATATTACTCAAAGAAGAGCTAGCACAGGACAAGTTGTAGGGATGCCTGATCTTAGAGGAGACGGAGAATTTATAATGAGAATTAGTAGATTTATACCAGATTTTATTTCACAAACAGGAAACACACAAGTTAGTTTTGTAACTAAAAACTATCCTAATAGTTCTGGAACTACTACAAATTTTAGTGTTGATTCAACTACTACTAAAAAAGATACAAGATTACGAGCAAGATCAATTGCTCTTAAAGTTGCCAATACTGGAACTAGTCAAGATTGGAAACTAGGAACATTTAGATTAGATATACATCCTGGAGGTAGAAGATAATGGATGAAATAATTCAAGCACTTACTCAATTAAGACAAAACCCTAATAATAATAAATATTCAGATGAAGAATTAATTTCAATTTATAATTTAAATACACCAACATTTAATCAAGGAAAAACAGGTATTTTTTCAAATATAAACTTTCCTCAAATTAACTTACCTAAATTTGATAATATGAGAAACCTAGTTACTTCAGGTATAGGGGCCTTAGCTAGAATTCCTGGATTAGGTTTTATGATGAACGCATTTACTAGACCAAATTATCCTTCAGACGCAATGAGCAAAAGTTTTGCCGTAGAAAATTATGGAGATCCATACAATTATAATATGGGGTCAGGAAATTTAACAGGAAAAGATCCTTTCGGTATTAATACTATTTCTTTTGCAGGTAATTACCCAGCTTACTATGATAAATATGTAAGAGATTATGAAGCTGGTAAATATAGTCCAACAAGTCAATTTGCAATAGATAAATATACACATGGGTTAGATGTAGTTAGAAAAAATAAAGAAAGAATAGCAAAAGATTTTGCTAATACAGATGCAGAAGATGATTATGGAGCAGGTGATTATGTAGAAACTGTTGGTCCAGTAGTTGTTGCAGATAGTGGCAATAATGTATTTAGTCAACGATCAGATAAATCTGGTGGTGGTGGAAGTGGTTTTACAAACCCTGGTAAAGGAAGTTACGGACCGCATAAGGCTGAAGGCGGAAGAGTGCGTTATTCTAGAGGAGGTCTAACAAGTTTATAATGGCAAAAATTGTACAATCATTAACAAGAGCTGAAGAAGAATATAGCAGAGCTAATTTGCAATCATTGGTTAGGGACCTTGATGGTGTAATAACAAAATTAAACTCTTCATTTCAGGATGAAGTTAAACAAGAAATAGAAGCTAAAAGTTTCTTTTTAGATGCATAATGGCAGTAATAAACGAATATAGATTTTATGGTAAAACAACCACAGCAGCTGAGTCTGTTGATATGTTGGAACCCGGTGCAAATGAAACAATAATTGTTAGATCATTAAGAGTTACTAATAAATCAGGATCTAATACACCGACTGTTACCATAAAAAACAATGCATTTGAGATAGTACATACTCAAACATTAGCAACATCAGCTAGTGTAGAAATATTAACTTTACCTTTAATTGTAGAGGGAGGCACTAAATTAGCCTATACTACAGCTGGAACCATGTCTGATGGTGTTGTTTTTGGTATAAGTTATCTAAATATTAAAAAAGAAAAGGTAGATTAATGGAAATAAAAAACGCAGAAGTAGAGACAACCTATAGACATAAGCAAACAGGCGAGCTTTTTAAGGATAGAAAAGACTGGGAATCTAAAGGTTATAAGAATGAGGACATGGCACAAGACGTAAAAGTAATAATGCCGCCTCTTGATTTGTTAAGTAAAACGAAGTAAAACATAGGATTAAGGTAAAATTATGGCTATTTCAAGAATGCAACAACCCCAACAAATACAATCAGGAATAGGTTCCTTACAAGAACCTAGACAACGTTACTTTTTAGGTAAGCTTGTTAAAAAAGCTGTTCGTGGTGTAAAGAAAATTGTTAAAAGTCCTGTAGGTAAAGCTGCTATATTAGCGGGATTAGGTATGTATGCAGGAGGACTTGGTCCTTTTGGTGCAAGTGGATCTTTATCAGGTGTTAAAGGTGCAGGTTTTCTTAGAAACATGTTTGCTGCTGGAAACACTGCAAGAGAACTTCAAATTATGAAAAATGCACGTGTTAAACCTAGTTTTCTTGGTAATCTATTTGGTGGTATGACCACTGGTCAAAAAATATTTACAGGTTTAGGTGCAACAGCAGTTGCAACACCATTCTTACAAAAAGCATTTAAGATGGGTCCTTACGAAGAAATAGAAGAGGAAGTTGATGAGGATTACATTGGTCCATACGCAGCAATGATGATGGCAAGAGCCCGAGATCCCTATATGAATTTTTTACCAAACCAACAATACGTACAAGAAGGATTTTACCAACCAGTAGCTGACGGTGGCAGAATAGGTTATGCTAGTGGTATGAGAGTTGAAGATGAAGAAGACGAAATGTCTTTAGGTTTACCAGTGTTAATGCGTAGAGGTTTTCAAGACGGAGAGTTAGTAGAAGAAGCTTCTATGACAGAAGATATACAATTACCA